CTTATTACGTTTGCGCAAAATGCAATGAAAGAACAAGGGGCTTCAGTTGCACATGTAAAACAAATATTAGATTATCACGCAATACCAGAAGATCTACAAACAGCGGTCATTAACGTAATAACTCCGCGTAATAGCATTGATGGATCTGTATTGACTGTTGACATTGGAAACAATGTGATTGTTAGCGGAAGTGACGGAAAAACGTATACTATTCCCGCAATTGTTAATGGCAAAGCACTTGCTCCTGGGGATGAAGTAAAGCTTTCTATGGGGGAAAATGTTGCAACACAGGTAACAATAGTAAGGACAGCAGAAGACCAACAAAGAGAAAGTCAATCAATATCTTTAGAGCGAGCAACTACTCTTAAAGATACAGCAATGCCTAACGGCACCCAGGCAAAGTTGCCTTTAGATTGGAACGAGAGAACGGTACAAAGCAAAATTGAATGGTTAAATACAAATAATTACACTGCTGATAAAGTGAAAGAATTTGGTTTTAAAGACGGCGAAGTAGATGGTTTAATTGCTGCGGGGCTTAATAAAGGGTCGTACATAAATCGCGCAGATATTGAAACAAAAGTTAATACAGAATATCGAAATATTTTTGGGCGTAATCCGGACTCAGAGGGGTTAAAATTTTATGCTGACCAGATTCAATCAGGAAAATTATTACAAGCAAATTTGGCAAATGAATTAAAAAATGGAGCGCAAGGAGTAGATATTTATTTTAGAGATAATCCAGATGTAGCCGCTGCGTATATTCGTGATGGACATCAAGCAGCAGGAAAAACTCCTGAACAATTTGCTACAGAACATTACAATACATACGGATTTGCAGAAAATCGCAATCCTCCTGAAGGTGTTGCAGTAAAGACAGGTACTACTACAGGTACTACAGGTACTACTACAGGTGCTACTACAGGCACCACTACAGGTACCACAGGTACCACTACAGGTGTTACAGGTGCTACTACAGGTACCACTACAGATACCAAAGGCACTACTACAGGTGTTACAGGTACTACTACAGGTGTTACAGGTACTACTACAGGCACCACAGGTACTACTACAGGCACTGTAACAGATACTAAAGATACCGCTACAGGTATAACAGGTACTACTACAGGCACTGTAACAGATACTAAAGGTACTACTACAGGTACAACAGGTACTACTACAGGTACTGTAACAGATACTAAAGGTACTACTACAGGTACTGTAACAGATACTAAAGGTACTACTACAGGTACTGTAACAGATACTAAAGGTACTACTACAGGTGTTACAGGTACTACTACAGGTACTACAGATACCAAAGGTACCACTACAGGTACTACAGATAACAAAGGTACTACTACAGGTACCGTTACAGGTACCACTACAGGTACTACAGATAACAAAGGTACTACTACAGGTGTTACAGGTACTACTACAGGTACTACAGATACCAAAGGTACTACTACAGGTATTACAGGCACTGCTACAGGTGTTACAGGTACTACAGGCACTGCTACAGGTGTTACAGGTACTACAGGCACTGCTACAGGTGTTACAGGTGTTACGACAGGTACAAAAACTGGTACGTATGTAGGCACAGATGGCAAGACTTATTTGCCGATGAAAGGTGGTGCTGCTGTACAGGTGCCTAGCAATTGGGGTTCATTAGACATACAGGGCAAAGCAGAATTTTTAGCACCAAGATATTCAGGTAGAATTTTTGATTTAAAAAAACTTGGTTTTGATCAAGAAATAATTGACGCTGTTACAAGTATTAAAAATGCACAAGATGCTTTAATAGCCGAAAACAAAAGAATTTCTACTGAGCTACAACAAAATCGTAGTTTAAGCATAAAAGCTTCTTTGTCTGAGTCTATATCTATTTCTGTTGCTACTAGAGAAGCTCGTTTAGAAGAAGCAAGGCAAAGCGTCTCACTTCGTGATTATGAAACTAGTATATATGGTTACACAGGCAAAGACGGCAAAACATGGTTGCCAACAAAAACTAATGCAATTATAGAAGTTCCTAATAACTGGGGTTACTTAGATGTACAGGCTAAGGCTGAATATTTAGCCCCTAAATACTCGTCAAGAATTTACGAGTTAAAAAAATTTGGTTTTGATCAAGAAATAATTGACGCTGTAAGCGCTATTAAATATAATCAAGACGCTTCAAGATCCGCAAGTATAAGTCTTTCTAACGAAGTAATACAAAAGCGTAGTTTAAGCATAAAAGCTTCTTTGTCTGAGTCTGTATCTATTAAAATAGCTCGTGAACAAGAAATAAAAGCAAGTCAATCACTTTCTGCAGCTACGAAAGCGTCAATTTCTAATTCAATAAAAGTTAGTCAGTCAATTAGCAATTCGATAAGTACATCTATAGTAGTGTCACAATTTTTAGATAAACGACAAGACATATCTAACAGCATTTCATTAAAAAATTCTTTATCTGAATCGCTTGTTAAAGAAAAGCAAGACGCCGCTATATCGCTATCGTTAAGTGCAAGTCAAAGCTTGTCAACCTCAATATCGCAAAGGCTCGATCAGTTACAAAATGTTAATAAAGACATTTCTCAAAACATAACGCAAAATGTAACGCAAGATCCCGTTGCGATATCAATAAGTAATTCGCAAAGCATTTCGCAGAGATTAAAAGAACAATTAGAATTTTATTTGCAACAAGAATTATCTCAAAACTTTACACCAAATGTAACTCCTGATGTAACCCCAAATGTAACTCCTAATGTAACTCCAAATGTAACTCCTAGTGTAGCTCCAAATGTAACTCCTAATGTAGCTCCAAATGTAACTCCAGATGTTACACCAAATGTAACTCCTGATGTAACTCCAGATGTTACACCAAATGTAACTCCTGATGTTACGCAAAACATAAGCACGTCTTATTCTATTTCTATTCGGCTTAGTATTGAATTAGAAAAAATAATTCGCGAGAATAATATATTTATTGAGCTGACTCCAGCTCAAAACATAACCGTTCCAAAAGTTACGCCAAAATTTTCCCCGGACGTAACTCCAGACATAACCGTGCCAAAGGTCTCCCCGGACGTAGCTCCAGACATAACCGTGCCAAAGGTCTCCCCGTTTCTTATTTTAACGAGCCTTCCTTGGCAGCCTCCTGAGCCTACAACCACGTCTAGAGGACTTCCTGAGCCTACGACAACGTCTAGAGGACTTCCTGAGCCTACGACAACGTCTGCTACACCGTCTCCACCAACAGGGTCAACGCCTAAACCTACTGTGCCAAGAGCCACAGCACCAAGACCTACAGCGCCAACCTCCCCGCCGCCACCGTTTCCGTTGTTTGGAATTTTGCCGTATACTCAGGGAAAGGCGTATGTGGACTATCCTTTCCCTGAAGTTCCTCCGCCAGAATTCGGTCCATATGACCTTTACAAAGCACCCAATTATTTGAGACCATTGACAAACACGCTTCCCAATTTTGGATTGCAAGCCTTACTAGGAGCTGCAAATGATGCAAAGCCGAGGGATGGGCAAAATTAATGCCACAAAAGTACCAAAGATTAAAAAGCGGCGTGACAACACAGACTTTGCCGAGTATGCTGCTGGAGGGGAGGTGTGGGATCGCCCCCGTCCCAAGAAACTTGGCAAACCAAAGCCGTTAAGCAGCGCCAAGAAAGCCAAGGCTAAGGCAATGGCACAGGCTGCCGGCCGCCCTTATCCTAATCTTGTAGATAACATGCGCGCAGCGAGAAAATAATGTCTACAACAGCTACAACGGTTTTCAATCCTAACTTCAATGAAATTGCCGAAGAGGCTTATGAGCGCTGCGGTTATGAGATGCGCTCTGGGTATGATTTGCGAACAGCGCGGCGCAGCTTAAACTTGTTGTTGACGGAATGGGCAAACCGTGGCATCAATCTATGGACAATAGAACAGGGCGCCATACCTCTTTATGCAAATCAAATTACTTATCCCTTGCCTATCAATACTGTAGATTTGCTAGAAACTATTGTAAGAACTGGCGCAGATTCTAATCAGACCGATATCAATATTAGCAGAATTTCCGTCAGCACCTATTCCACCATTCCTAACAAGCTCGCTACAGGTAGGCCAATCCAAATTTATGTGGATCGCCAGGGAGGGCAAACCTACACATTCACCGCAACATTAGCGGCAAATGTGACGGCTACCGCAGATATTGTGCCCGTAAGTACTTTAGTACGGGTACCCTATGCGGGATATGCAACCATTGGCTCAGAGGTAATTTACTACTATGGTACGAGCACTTTGGCAGAAAATGTGGCAACAGGTGCGTCAACGTATGCAACACTTAACAACGTGGTGCGTGGACAAAACAACACAACTGCGGCGGCGCATACGTCGGGAGGATCCCTGACAAGCACTCAGTTTCCCAACATCACAGTGTGGCCTGCCCCTGACCAAGGATCTATCAGCAACCCTTATTACACCTTGGTATACTGGTGGATGCGAAGGCTCTATGATGCAGGAAACGGCGTCAATACGGAAGACATACCATTCCGATTCCACGAGGCAATGATCTCTGGGCTGGCCTATCGCCTATCCATGAAAGTTCGTGGCGGATTAGAGAGGATATCGCTCTTGAAGGCGCAGTATGATGAAGCTTGGCAGCTTGCATCCGAAGAAGACCGGGAGAAGGCTTCAGTCCGATTTGTACCCCGCCAGTCCTTTCTTGGGGTGACGTAATGCCCAATCAGTTCTCAAGCGGCAAATTTGCTATAGCACAATGTGATCGTTGCAATTTCCGATACAAACTCAAGCAACTCAAGCAATTGACAATAAAAACAAAAAATGTCAACATCCTTGTATGCCCAGAGTGCTGGGAGCCTGACCAGCCGCAACTTCAGCTTGGAATGTATCCAGTGAACGATCCACAGGCGGTGCGCAATCCAAGAACAGACTCCAACTCGTACTATCAGTCAGGGTATAACGGCTTGCAAGTTACCGATCAAACTGGTGTAAGCTCACTGTTAACAGGGGTTCCTTTGGATGGCAGTAGGACCATTGAGTGGGGGTGGAGTCCGGTCGGAGGTGCCAGATCTTTTGATGCAGCCCTTACTCCAAACCGCTTGGCCTCGCCAATTGTTGTCAACAGCGTTACTATAAGCTAGGAGTTATTATGAAACATACTGTCCAAGACAAAGCCGCCAAAGCAGTACATAAGCATGAAAAGGCCATGCATCCTGGCAAGCCCATGACCAAATTGCGCAAGGGCGGCCCAACAGGCGAGATGATGCGTAGTGTTGGACGCAACATGGCGCGGGTGAACAACCAGGGGAGCAAATGATGGCAAAATACTCCATGAAGATTGGCGGCAAGGAAGTTGGCCCCGCATCGGTCTACGCCCCTCCACACACCATGAAGGGAGAAAAGGTCACTGTAGAAACAAGCCCGGGGAAGGAAATGCCTTATAATCTGCGACCAGACTGGAGGCCCACGCATGGGGTAGGGATCAACCCTAACACCCAGGTTAAGACTTCAGGCATCGCAATGCGCGGCGTAGGATGTGCTACCAAGGGAACCATGTGTAGAGGTCCGATGGCATGAACTGGGGGGAGCTTAAAACGTCTATCCAAGACTACATGGAGACATCGTTCTCCGTAACTAGTCTTACGACGTTTGTTACCCAAGCTGAGGAAAAAATCTACAATGCAGTACAGTTTCCAAGTTTAAGAAAAAATGTAACTGGGAATTGCAGTGCAAACAACAGGTATCTGCAATGTCCCACAGATTTTCTTGCCGCGTATTCTCTTGCTGCTATAGAAACTAACGGGCAATATCATTTTTTGCTTAACAAAGACGTAAATTTTATTCGCGAATCGTTTCCAATTCCTACAGGCGCAGGAAACACAGGGCTTCCATATTGTTATGCGCTTTTCGGTCCAGACTTTCCTAATGCCCCTAAAAAACTTGTGTTTATGCTAGGGCCAACGCCTGATCAAAATTATCAAGTTGAATTGCATTATTTTTACTACCCAGAATCTATTACGTACAACAACATTGACGGTACGACAACTTGGCTTAGTGAAAATTTTGACACTGTGCTTCTTTATGGTGGACTTGCTGAAGCGGCGGTTTTTATGAAAGCAGAGCCAGATCAAATCAATTACCTCAACAGCAAATTCCAGGAAACACTCACTCTGGCAAAACGACTTGGAGAGGGTCTTGAGCGGCAGGATCAGTATCGCGCCGGTCAGGTTGTTGACAGGGTTGTCTGATGATTGTTCAAACCACATGCACAAGTTTTAAGGCAGAAGTTGCGCAAGCGCTACATAATTTTACAAGGACTACTGGAGATGTTTTCAAACTTGCGCTCTACACCTCCACTGCAAACCTCGGTGCGGACACCGCCGTATACACCTCTCAAGGTGAGGCGAGTGGAACCAATTACACGCCCGGAGGGGCTGTTCTTACAAACATTACGCCATTGTCGTCGGGCACAACCGGGTACTGGTCATTTGACGACCTAACCTTTTCTAATGTAACCTTGACTTGTAGCGGCGCTCTTATCTACAATACGACAGGGTCGCGCGCTGTGTGTGTTCTGAATTTTGGTTCCACGATTACCAAGACCGCTTCCAACTTGGTGATTAGCTTTCCTCCTATGGGAGCGTCTGACTCACTTCTAAGGATCACATGATGGAAACTGCAAAAAGCAAAGATGTGGTGGCAAACGCTCTTGTAGCACGCCCACAAAATGACGAATGCGCTTTGGCGCTTGGAAAGTTCATTTTTGAATGCTATGACAAAAATGGCAAACTAAAATGGTCTGGCGAATCTAAAAATCTTGTAGTTAATGTTGGTTTGCAATACATGGCTGGCACCTCTCTTGATGGGGCTACAACACGTATTACTTCTTGGTTTGTTGGGCTTTGGGGTGCTGCGTCAAGCAATAACCCAGCGGCTGGGGATACGATGAGTTCTCATGCCGGTTGGACAGAGAATACAACGTATAGCGATGCAACACGTCCTGCGGCAACTTTTGCAGCGGCAACCACGGCAAATCCATCTGTCGTGACAAACACTGCAAGCAAGGCGACGTTCAATATCAATGGTACTACCACGATTGGCGGTGCTTTTTTGGTAAGCAATTCAACAAAAGGCGGAACTACCGGAACGCTATTTTCAGGTTCGGATTTTACAGGCGGCGACCGCGCTGTAGTTAGCGGGGATACGCTGCAAGTAACCTACACCTTTAGCTTGTCCGCATAATGCCTTTCGTTATTGCAGATCGTGTACAGGAAACCACAACCAGCACCGGCACAGGGACTATAACCCTAGCTGGTGCTGCAACAGGTTTTCAATCGTTTGCTGTTATTGGTAACGGCAATACGACTACTTACACTATTGCGGACGCTTCTGGTTCTAACTGGGAAGTTGGAATTGGGACTTATACGTCTTCGGGTACAACATTAGCGAGAAATACTGTACTGTCTTCCAGCAACTCAGGAAGCCTTGTAAACTTTGGGGCGGGCACGAAAAACGTATTTGTAACGCTACCATCTAGTCGGACTGTATATCCTGCTGCTATCGCGGCGATGATTTTTGGGTAGGAGCAAACATGGCCGCACCAAATCTACTTTCTCCGACAACTATCACAGGTAAATCGGTAACAGTTGATCTAACTTCAACTTCGGCTACGTCAATCCTTAGCAACGCTGCGTCTTCAGGTAAAGTCTTAAAGGTTAATTCTCTGTACGTAGCAAACGTGGATGGAGCAAGCAACGCTGAAATCACAATCAACTACTATTCTGCTGCTGCTTTAGGAGGGACGGCTACACAGCTTTGCTCGACGGTGGTTGTCCCTGCTGATGCAACGCTGGTGGTAGTTGATAAAGATGCTTATCTTTATTTAGAAGAAAACACCTCGTTAGGTGCTACGGCTGGCACAGCAAACGATTTGAAAATTGTTTGCAGCTACGAAGACATTAGCTAGGAGTTGCCATGCCTAGAGGTAACGGCGGGATAATCGGCCCTGCAAATATACCCACAACAAGCTCGGCCAAAGGCGTCTGGTCACTGCTGGAGCAGATGATTGCTCAGAGACAGGGTATATGGCCTTTTTTTAGCTTTACCATCGTCCAAACCTTTACTGCTACCAGCACTTGGACATGCCCTGCGGGTGTCACAGAGGTTGAGTATTTGGTTGTGGCTGGTGGCGGGTCGGGGTGTGGACTAACAGCGGGTGGGGGCGGAGGTGGAGGTGGAGCAGGCGGATTTAGGACTGGTACAGGGTTAGCTGTTTCTACTACTGGTGGGGATGGTAGCGGGAATTACACAGTAACAGTTGGAGGTGGAGGGATTCCTGCGGGAACCAACGGCATAAGGGGCGGGGCTGGTAGTAATTCTGTTTTCTCTACAATCACAGCTGCCGGTGGTGGTGGTGGTGGCGCTTGGAACATTGAACCAACTGGCGGGTCTGGCGGGTCTGGCGGAGGTGCATCTTATTCTGGGTCGGTTGGCACTGGAAATACACCATCAACATCCCCGTCTCAAGGTAATAACGGTGGGTTGGGGAATACAACTGGAAGTACAGGTGAGGGTGGTGGAGGTGGTGGTGGCGCTAGCGCAGTGGGAGGAAATGCGGCATCAACAGGAAATCTTGGTGGGTCTGGAGGAAATGGAACTGTTTCCTCTATTTCAGGATCTTCTGTGACTTATGCCGGAGGAGGTGGTGGTGGTTCTGGAGTGAGTGGCAATACTGTTGCAAGCGGTGGAAGTGGTGGTGGTGGCAGTGGGGGAAGTAACAATTCGATTGCTCAACCCGGTAGTGTTAACACAGGCGGGGGAGGTGGCGGTAATAGCAACGCTTCAACCGGGAGACCAGGAAAGTCAGGCGGCTCCGGCATTGTTATCCTCAAGTACAACGTACCATCACAAACCGTATTTACGTTCAAAGGCACTACCACTTGGAAATGCCCGACAGGTGTGACCTCAGTTGACTATCTTGTGGTGGCTGGTGGTGGTGCTGGAGGTACTCAAGTAGGAGGTGGTGGCGGTGCTGGTGGTTTCAGAACTGGTACAGGATTAAGTGTTACAGCGGGTACAGACTACACGGTTACCGTTGGTGCTGGAGGTACGGGAGTTACAGAAGGGAATCGAGGCAATAATGGATCAAATTCCGTTTTTAGCACAATTACCTCTACAGGCGGAGGTGGAGGTGGTAAGTACACAGTACCAGGGACAGGAGTAGACGGTGGCTCTGGAGGCGGTGGTGGGGGTGGTTTGTCTGCTTATGCTGGCGGTGCTGGTAACACTCCAAGTACATCACCAAGCCAAGGAAATAACGGTGGTGCTGGAAGTGCACCAAATGCTCATGCTGGGGGTGGGGGCGGAGCATTTGCCACAGGGAATGCTGCGACATCAACTGATGGCGGAAGTGGTGGGAATGGAAAACCCTCAAGCATCACTGGATCATCTGTTACTTATGCTGGTGGCGGAGGCGGCGGATCAAATGGTGTAGGTGGGGCAGGCGGAACAGGTGGTGGTGGAGCAGGTGCGTCTAGCGGCTCTGGAGGCGGAACAGCAGGAACAGCAAATACAGGTGGGGGTGGTGGTGGCGCAAGAAGCCCATCAACATCCGCTTCAGGCGGCTCCGGTATCGTAATCATCAAAATCAATCAATAACATGACTACAAAAGTTTACAAGTTCTTAGGCATTGATACAGCCATGCATTTGCTTCGTCCAGGTGCGAAATGGGAAATATCAAATAACGTCTTTACACGGTGGAACGATCCACGGCCATGCCCAAGCATTGAAGAAGTGTATTGGGTTATTGACAAAATCAGAGAGTTTGAGGACAGCATCCCAACGATCTATACCGACGAGCAACTGAAAGAGATGGGCATAGCCAAAGAGGAATTTGAACGTGCAGTTGCATAATCTTTTTCCTATCCCTGTAGGCTTTGCAGAGCTTGGCAGGTCCTTGTCTGATGAGGAATTGTTCTTCATCCGTGAACTTGAAACACGACCCAACATGGGTAACACTACGTCTACAAATAACTTTGTGCTTCGCAACCCTGCACTAACGTCTCTACGCTCATTTATAGAAGATGCGGTATCGGATT